TGGTTTTGAGCCAGATTCTACGGATTATCCAGGACAAAAGGCTGTGGGAAGTGCTATTGAAACCTTACCACCACTACCATTTCAAGTTAACTTGGCACTCACTGTTGTTACCAACGCTGGCGTAAACTTAGGAGATGTGTCTAACAATATTAAGTCAACCATTATCAACTACATTGAAGGTTTAGATGTTGGTGCTTCTATAGTACTGTCACAAATTATTGCTGACATTCAACCAATCACTGGCGTTGCATCGGTAGTGTTTACTAACCCATTACCAAGTACACAAAGTATTCCGCTAGCTGACAATGAAAAGGCAATTATATCAGCTGACAACATATCAATAGCATAATTTATGGCAGGCAATCTAACTAAAATTGATCAGATTCACAATATAATGCCGGCGCATTATAACACTAGAACCAATCCTAATTGGAATGCATTGATCACTGCTATTGGTCAGTCAGATCAAAACCTAGCAAATCTAATCGTTGCTATTAGGGATCAATTTTTTGTTAAGACTGCTAGTGCACCATACCTAGACAACCTTGCAGCCAACGATGGCGTTGCGAGACCAGCTGGCACTGGCATGACTGATACCACATTTAAGAAGTTCATACCTATTATGGCGTATCAGCCAAAACAGGTTAAGTTAATCATAGATCAGTTGCTTAACATATTCTTTTCTAAAGAATCTACAACTGCTTTTATAGAATCTACTCAAGCGCAACCATTTGCATTAGAAGACGGTTGGGAACTTGAATATACAGTAGATGGTATATACGACGAACTAATTTACTTTAGTGCGGCAGATTTTACAGATATAGGCGCTGCTCTTGCTGAAGAAGTAGCAGCTTCCATAAACAGACAAGCTAAACACAGTTCTGCAGAGAGTTTTTATGACAATACTAATAAGAACTTTTACGTTAAAATATTCACTAATACTGTGGGTTCAAAAGGATCCATTCAAATGGTTGGAGGTAGAGCAAACATCGTACTACAATTCGATGGTTTTATCACAACCGCTGGAAATGGTGCAAACACTGAGTGGGTAGTTACTAAAGTTGGACAAACAGTGACTTTTCAATATGTCAGTGGTGCACTACCTGGAATAAATCAACTTCAAGTCGGGAACATCTTCATATCACTGTTACCGGGTAATGTAGGATACTTTCCTATTACTAATATTAATTTAAGCAATAATAGTTTTACGTTTATCAACTTATTTGGCACTCCAGGAACATATACGCAAACTGATTCCATGCAAACTAAGTTCTTTGCAGCCAATAAATATGTGGCCTATACTCAAGATATTCGTGCAATGACATGGGAAGTTACGCCGGGCGAAGTTATCATAGAAATGCCCGCCACACCTCCAGTTGTCAAGAGATCGCTCATTGGTGCCGCCCATATAAACGGCTCTGAGAGTACGGTGATTGCTACTAACAGTGAAACATCACTCACTGTACTCGATGCTTCTCAATTTCCTTTATCTGGGACATTCTGGCTGCAGGAAGTCGAGGAAATCATCACTCGATACGTTACTCCTACACAGAATACTATATCGACTAACACTTTCAATACAAGGTTTCAAGGAAGACCGGTTGAATACTCATACACAAGTAGATTGGTGTTAGAAACAACTGGCACGACCACTGCGAACAACAACATTATCACTGATTTAGTTTCGACGGCTGGTTTAGCAATCGGTCAAGGTGTGTTCATGCCTGGTGTACCATCTTATGCTCTTATCAAAAGTATTTTAGGTAATACTGTAACTATCGATCATCCTGCAACAGCAAATGGAACTAATGTTATAGTGCAATTTGTCGGTAACACGCTTACAGGTATAACACCAAACTTACCACCACTAGCAACATTGAACGAAAATACTTTAACCTCTCTTACTAGAACTAGTAATACTGTTACAGCAACAACGTCAACAGCACATGGTTATCAGGTTGGTGATATAATTTCTGTTTATGGTTCTTCTGGTATCTTAAGTACATCAGCAACTGGAACCATAACAAATGGTCTATCAACTATCACTGGCGTTACACCAGTGGCAACAGTTGCAGCTGGACAACTTGTAATTGGAGCCAACATACCACAGGGAACCTTGGTAGAGGATGTAGTTGGAAGTACAGTTACAATGACTCAGAATGCAACCGGTGGCGGTAGCGAAGCAATCACATTTAACGAGAACTTGAATGGTGCTTTTGTTATAACTTCAGTAACTAGCAACACGTTTACTTATGAATCTATTGGTCTAGACGGCACTGCAACCGTCCCTGGAACATCTGAAATGGACATAATTGGTATGGCACCAACTGGTTCTTTAGTGTTAATAACGGGTGCTCTTCCAGCTAGCTTTACCAGAATAATTGGTCCATATGTATGGGACTTAGCTGCACCATTTGTATTATCTAATAACATTGCTACTTTAACAGAAAGCATACAAGCAGGTCAAACTATTCCACTTCTTAGTTTAAGTGCAAATACTATACCATCTACAAGTGGTTTTGTGGTATTTGACTATGGTTTAAACACTCAAGAAGGTCCTGTTCAGTACCTATATACACCAAACAATACAACGATTGTTATAGACCCATCGTATGCATTTCAATACAGTCATGCTATTGGATCGAGTGTGGTGTCTATAGACAACAAGGGTCCCCACATCATGAGTGGCTTGGGAACTGAGTATCCACCATATATCACTAATCCATCTGATGTTAGAGTTACTCTTCAAAACTTAATAGAGTCCGTTGCAAGTGCTGGTATCTTTGTGGACTTTCTAATACGTTATCCAGATCAGCTATATAGCGTATTACCAACGTATACAGTTACGTAAGGTTGACTTAGGATGAGGTAGAATAAGGTTTATGGCCGTTTTAGGTAGATTATTAATTAGCTCCGCAGAAAGGCTCGACCTTCCTGACCTGTTGAGTATTGATTCTTACAGTGCAGGTGACTGGAAATATTTCATTGATACCTTAGTTGGTGAGGATACTCCTTACATCATCAAGGGTTTTGAAGTAGCTAATCCAGAACTCGCTCTTGGTACTCAAAGCATTTCTGTTAACATTGCAGATTCTGCAATGTACTATCCTGGCTCGGGTGCTGGTTCATTTTTCTATGGATTGCCTGCTGGAAATCCAAGCGCTCAACCATTAGTTCCTTCGTTAATTTTAAATGCAACTAACTACGTATATCTCACATTCACTACTTTCAATACCGCTGAAGATACCAGAGCATTTTGGGATCCAGATGCTAACGGTGGAGCAGGTGATGAGTTTACTCAAGAAGTTAATACAGAATCTGTAATTCAAGTTCAAGTGAATGTTTCTACTGGATCTTTTCCAGATAACACTGTACCTGTCGCTATAGTTGTAATGAATACAACTTCTATAACAAGTATCGAAGATGCTCGTCCTCTTATGTTTAGGTTGGGAACTGGCGGAATTTCTCCTAATCCTGCTAACAGGTTTGCATGGCCAGCAATACCAAGTGCTGAATACGAACAGCTAGAAACACCTATAGTTATTACTTCAGCTACTCAGCCAAATCCATTTCAGGGTGGTGACAAAAATCTCACCTCTCTAAAACAATGGATGGACGCTGTGATGTCACAGTTGGCTAACATTAGTGGAACAGAGTACTGGTATGAAAATAACGCTACATTTAGTCTAGTAAGTCTTTTTAATGATCTCAATATTACTTTTTACTCCAAAGGAAAGTATGAACATAGTTCGTCTGTTCCAGGAGAATTGACGTTAACTGAGAACCTTGTAGTAAAGAGCGCCAACACTCCTCAAGACATTATCATTCAAGCTGGTACCATTCAGATTCCAGATGAATACGTTGCGTGGATAGCATTAAATAGCGCACAACCAATAAACGCCATTAATGAAGCAGTGTTGTTCACAAACGGTTCATTATATTTGAACACTCCAAACGGTTCTATAGGATTTTTTTCCGAGCTAAGTATAGGTGATTGGATAAATGCAGCTGGTGATCCACAAAACTATACTCTACAAGTAGAACAATTTTATAGTGGCACAAACGGTGGTGGTACTATAACAACCGCCGCAAATGCGAAATCTGTACTGCTAAGTGGAGCATATCAAGGATTAACTTCTGTAAATTTTGCTTCCTTTAATCAAGGCATATATTCAATCGCTGACATACAAATCACATCTAGATCTAACCCCGCAATAGCTGCTGCCGGTGGAGGCTTCTTATGGTTGGTACTTCGTAGCGATACCATTGAGGGTATTGGAAGTATCAGTTCAACAACTGTAACTGGCACTCTCACTGTAACTGATGGTTCAGCTGCTTCTCCAACTGGAACAGTTGCAGAAGTTGTAGCAACCGCTCACGGTTTAATAGATGGAGATCGTATCACTGTTGTTGCTCCAGCGGGACAAGCAGGAACATATACGGTAGAAGTTATAGATGCTAATACTTTCTTCTTTAATACAACAAATACTTCCACTGGGGTTTTTACTGGTTATTACGGATTGTGCACTACAGTTGCCCTTGGAAACGAATCTGCTAACAATGGATTTGAGTCCGGTGAAACTGTAATTGTTGCTGGAACAACTAACTTCAATGGTGAATATGTAATTAACTACAGATCACCAACACAATTTGAATTTCCAATAGCTGGTTTAGTACCGCCAAGTCCACCAGCTGGAAGCCCAAACCTTGCCACTGCAGCAAGCTATGCATTGTTAGCAAATTCAACCATTACAAATGTTGGTTCGAGCGTTATTACAGGTAATCTTGGTTTATATCCTGGAACCTCAGTAACAGGTTTTCCACCAGGAACAGTTTCGGGCTTAGAGAATATTGGTAACACTGCGGCTATGCAGGCAGAAGTAGATGCTCTTGCTGCATATACAGATCTATCAAGTCGTTCAGCGACCACAATACCTGCAATTTTAGACGGTCAAACTCTAAATGCTGGTGTTTATCACACCGGTGCAGCTTCGTTAGCACAATCTGGTCCTGGAACACTAACTCTTCATGGTTCTGCTACAGATATCTTTGTTATTCAAACTGCTAGTACCTTGGTAACTGGTGCGGGCGGTACGCCAACGATAGCATTCACTGGTGGTGCTCTTGCATCAAATCTATATTGGGCAGTTGGATCCTCTGCTACACTTAACGTTAGTGGTACTGGCGTATTCGAAGGAACATTAATTGCTGTTGCAAGTATCACCGCAGACGGTGGTAGCGTAAACGGAAGTTTATTAGCTCTTAATGGGGCAGTCACCATAAGTGCTGCGACAGCAGTTACAACTGCAATTCCAGTTGGACCTCCTGCACCAGAATCATCTGGTACTGCAACACTCGCTCGTCTAGATGTTCGTTCTGAAGAAGGTATTACTAAAGTTGTTCAAGGTGAGACCATCGACATAGGAGAAGGCGACTCTGACAACATTCAAAGATTCATAGGAATGAGTTCGCTTGCTCAGACATTCCCAGATTATTTCACTGGTCCATATAATACTCTTTGGAATCTTGCAAATTACAATTCATCGATAACCGACAACTTGACATTACGCACCAGTAAGCTTACAGCAATGATGGCTGATAAAGCGCAAGATAAGACATTAAAGTATCTCTGCGATGCATCAACAGTGACAAATACTACAGCTGGCGCAGCACAAGAAATTACATTTTCACCAGCAAGCACATTAACGATCCTACAACCTGGATCACCAGCTAACACAGTTGTAACATTACCAACTACGACCCCTGGTATCTCATTGTTAGTGAATCAATCTGCATATGTAGTTATCAATAGAAATGTTGCAAGTACACCATCCATAGTTGTTGTAAACACATCAGCAGTACCTATCGATGAAAATGTTGTAGTAATAGCAAGTAGACTTGGTGATGATAGTATTTGGCTATGGAACGGTGAGAACGTCATCGATACTTCTCCTCTATCTCCAAATTCTGCTGCTCTTGTACAGGTTGACTATTACGATCCATTTTCGATGTCTCTTCCAACTGGTAATCCAGTTCTTGAAGATGGCAGCGATCTTGTTGCTGGCAACTTAGTACTTTTCTCTAATTTAAGTAGTGGGAACAATGAGATATATATGGCGCTTGGTACTGGTAATAGCATTACTGGTTGGCAGTTACAATATCTCTTTAATGGTTTAGCCGTGCCATCTCCTGCTGATACAGTCGTTGTAAGATCAGGCACTTCGTATGCTGGTCAAATAGGTGTATTTTTTAACAATGGCGTAGAAACAACTTGGAATTTTAACTACTATGTAAGATTTTTTGATTTACAGGGTAATTACTATGAACAAGATAGTTTAGCTATAAGTACACTGAACAACAACACAACTAATGGTACCGTTTTCTCAGTAGGTTATCTTGGCAGTGAATTCATGATCGTTGATTACTCTTTAACAAGAGGAACCACTAGAGAAACTGGAACATTACATGTAACTACTGATGGCGTTAACTGCAATGTAAGTACAAGTGGTACATATATTGGAATCAGTGGAGTTACATTTGCAGGAAACATTTCTGGATCCGATTTGATCCTTACATATACTAGTGACAATTCCGGTAATAGCGCGACCATGAAATACATGATTCGTAGATGGTCAGCAACTATTGGGGGTCCAGCAGGAC